AAACAAACCACTCCATCTATATGTACAAGGTTCAAAGCATGTGCGAGGAATTGTAATTAAATTAGCTTGAGCGCAAGTAGATGTATAAGTAAATGGTTGCATTACAGGTCTTGTGTAAGGCATTGCAATATTTTGCAAACCAAACATTGAATTGTTTGATAATAGAACAAAAGTTTGATTAAAATTGCATCCTACACCTGCAGTAAGTGGATTGTTTATTCTTGCAATTTCCGAATTATTTCCGCGTGAAATATAAATTCTTCCATCATTTGCATACCATCCTGTTCCAAGTGCTGCTGCAGTTTGTGTTGTTGCACCAACTAATGTAATTGTACCGGCACACACATTTATTTGCCTAACTTGTCCATTATTAGAAAAGACATAAAGCAAATTCTCTGCAAACTTGCTATCGTAACATCCAGTAACACCATAAGCATTTGTGAAGCTTACAATACCTGTTGACTTATTAAATCTATAAGTTTCGATTCTATTTGCTCCATAATAACAAACTGAAATTCTATTACCATCTGGATGAAATGCCAAAGTACCTTGCGTTTGTCCAATTGTACCAACAAAACCTGCTGCAGAAATAACTGCAGGTCCTATTCCTGTTGCAGTCAAAGGATAAGCGTAAAAATTAGCAGATAATGCACGTTTGCTTACAATCCAAATTGTATCACCTGAACAAGTTTCTAATGCTCCCATTGATTCGCGCATGTTAAATGGGGCATTCAAAACAACATTCTTTGCAGCAGTTACATCACCCAAACCACTATTTAAACTCATATCTATTATTGAATAATAAATTGGAGCTGATACTTGATTTAAGGTAAATAAATAAAGTATGTTTGGTGTATTTGGTTGCTGAACTATTAATGCAGATTGTGTTGTTGAAGTATTGCCAGTTAGCCCAGCACCATTTGGCATTGGATTGTTGTTTCTATCGTATGCAGTTATCCCATCTGAATAAGCAAGAATTTGACCTGCAGCATCTGAAAGGCAACTTGTACCTTCAATTTGATTAACAGAACTAAATCCACTTGTTCCAGGTGCAGAAAAATAAACATTTCTTCCAAATACCCAATTCTGATTCTGAGCATTTAATAAGCATGGGAGAAAAAGTAAAAGTGTGATTAGTTTTTGCATGAGTTAAATTTCAGGTGTATGTATTGACTTCAAGTTTATTGTTCAGAAAACTTGACTTCTAAAACCCAAGTATTCCTCCATTCGGAGAAGGTAAGCCCACAACAATATCTGTTGTACTTCCTGAACAACCATTTGTTCCTGTTGTGGTATAAGTAATAGTTTGTCCTACCATTGAAGGTGTAATGGTTGTAACTACGTTTCCAAGTGCATCTGTATAAACTCCTCCAGTTGGTGTTCCTACTCCTATGGGAATTCCCGACACATTACTAAAACAAATGTTAGTAAGATTTAATGTTGGTGGAGTTGGTAAAATTACATCAATACAAAAGTTAATTGTTGTATCACATCCACTTGCAACATTTGTTACTGTATAATTTCCAGTAAAGTTACCTGCAGTATTACTTATTACTGCCCATGTAATTTGATTAGTACCTTGTCCAACAAATGCATTTGGGACATTTGATGTCCAAACAATGGTGTATTGAGGTACTGCAAATGGCGCACCTGTTGCAAGGTTCTGAGCTGTAAAGCCTCCTCCTTGTCCTACGCATTTTTGTAAACAAGGTTGTGAAATTGCTACAATCGCAATAAGCGTTAAAATAGCTGTAAGAATTATTTTCATAGGATTTAAGTGTTGGTTTTTCATTTTTTAAATGTTTTTTTGTAATAGTCTTTTGCACTTTCATATTCAAATGGACACCACTCCGCTTCACCTTGTTCGTAAGCTTCAATTATCTGCATTTTTTCCATTGCTTTTGCTTTGACAATAACTTCATCACAATTTAAAGTTGTAATTCCTTTAATATAAAGTGCAAGCCATTCAACTGCTGTTTGGTTTTTCATATCAATCAATCATTTTAGTTACGCATTGAATGCAAATTGGATGTGTTTCAACTTCCTGATTACAAGAGGAACAAAGATTAACTTTTGCATCTAACTTATTAATCAATTCTTGGAAGTTATCTTTTCTTGTAAATTCAAACATCCTTCCGGCCTCGTAGGCTAATTTCATTTCTTGTAGTGTGTACATATATGTGGTTTTTATTGTTCAATTAATCTTATTACTTTGCTAACCTGCCATAATTCCCTTACTCGTACAAATACTCCGTAACCATCTCTGCTTCCTCCTGGATTGGTGTTCCCTTCGATTGTGATAATGTTTCCTTTTTCGGTAACACCCAAGACAATAAATATGTGGGCATCCCTGCCAAGATTAGAAAAATAAATAGTAGCGATGTCGCCCCTTCTGATCTCTGTTTGCAAAATGGAACGGCCTGCTTTTGCTTTGTTGAATACAACTTTTTCCTTCCAAATACCATTGCTCCAATTAGGAACATAACCGCTAACAGGGCAAGAAATGCAAGTATTACGACAAATAATACCCACGTAAGCAGCGCACCAAGGAGCCGGAAAGTTAATACCAACGGAATTAAGCATATTTTTAACATCCTTACCCCAATTGGAGCCTTTGGGACGTTCTTCTGTTCCAAGGTAGTACAATGATTGGTTAATGAAGCATTCGGTAAGTACATGGTCTGTCTTAAATTTATGGTACGTTAAATTAGAATTAGACTGTGCGCTAAGAAAATGGCTGCAAGTATTCCAAAGAAATAGCAGGCCCAATAAAATCGAAGTTCTTTTACACCAATTTTTGTTGTTTCTTCTCTGTCTGTGTATTGCTCCCAAATATCCCATCTATTGTATTTTATTGCTGCATAAGCTGCAGCGTTTGCCAAAAATACGTAAATCATTGCAATCAGCATAATTTCAAATGCTTTCAAGCTTCTATTTGGTTCTGCAGGATTATCATGGAAGCAATTAAACAACCAATTTATTCCAGATATTTCAAGCAATATTGGATAAATACATAATGCTAAAATTGTTAATGGCATTGTTACCAATTCAGGAAAGTTCTTTGCAGAAATTTTCAGCCATTTGAAGATTTTTATTGATTGCAAATACATTGCAATAATGAATATTGATATTTTTCTTTTCATGATCATGCTGTTATTTGTCGTTTGTCAATTGGAATAAATCCACTTCCATTTCCATGTACTACTTTTATAAAGTCAACCTCAACCTTTGCTGAGTTAATTATTACCTGGGCAATGTCAGCAATTGCTTTTGCTTTATCCATTTCCATATCTCCTTCTTTTACCATTTCAATAATTTCAAAAAGGTGATCTCTTAAATCTTCTATTTTATTACGTGCCATAATTTATTTAGTGTTTTGATTGTTTCTCTTAATTCAATTGGGTATTTGGTGATGGTATTTCTATGCATATTCTCAACTTTAGTAATAGCTTCAAGATTTTCTATATCAAAATTTGATATATTTTTATCTTTAAAAGTGACTATCATATTGGATGCAATCTTACCATGATGTTCCTCGTAAATATGTCTATGTTTAAGGACCCATTTGCGAGGTTCTGAAATCTTAATGTAAGTATAACCATCTTCATCTATGCGTTCAGAACCAACTGGCCTATGATTAGGGGGGATTGAACCTTTTTTAAATTGAGTAATTTCACCTCCTATTTTTAAACCTTTCATTCCTTTATTCCATGGAATATTTCCCTTTGGAAAAAATGTACTATGGTTTCCAGTCTTTAATCTACCACTTGATTCTGTTGCAAGGTATTGAGCAGTTTTGTGAAGCTTTAATAAATTAGCTTTACAATAACATTGTTTGACTGACTTACCCAACATTACTGCAACATCCTTAGTGGAAATGTGCGGATAATGTTTTACCATGATTTCAATTTCTTCTGTTGACCAGGTGCAGCGTGTCATAAATCATAAACTATTTCATAGTAATTTTCAAACTCATCCTTAATAAAATTTGTTATTGCATTTGATTTATACTTAATCATAGTCAATGCAAAATCTTTCATTTGATTTTTCTCTAATTTCAATCCATCTGCATAAGATTTTTGCATTCTCTCACCAAATTCCTTTTGAGTAATTAAACCATTGGACTGATCATGTACATGATTTAATACCTCAAAGAATAATTCTTGTATTGCGGTTTCCTTTGCCATAACTAAAATATTATTGCTCCTAAAATAAATCCTGCAATAAAAATTAATGCATAAACACCTTTATTTAAATCAAGGTCCATTGGATTTTGCGCTTCTTCTTCTGGTTGCAATTTACCCCTGCGCAATCCTTTTATAAGTTCTACTTCTGTGAACAGGTAAAAGTCAGCTTGGTCATTTTTTACCAAGTAAACTGCTTCGTAAGTGTCGGATTCTGCCATGTGTTTCTTAGCAGAATTCGGAATGGTTTTTATTTGTCCTTCTTTCATGGTTTTAGTTTTTAAGTCTTGAATAATTTGATCTTGGAAAACAATAAACATTTATATCGTATTTTGATTCTAAAATTTCATCAACTTCGTAAGTTCCGTATTGATGTTCAAATACTGTTCCTAATGGAATTAATACTTCAAGTACTATTGTACTTACACCTGAATCATCATTAAGATGATATGTTATTTCTTTTTTCATGGTTTAAAATATAAATGTTTGTTCGTAATACTGTTCTCCACTTGAATAATCTTGCATATCAGCATCAGCCTCGTAATCGTAAGCATCGGCTATCTGTTGCTTCTCAAAGGCAATTGAATCTTTATAAGATTGCTCCATTCTATCTTGAAAGACATTCCAACTAATTGTTGCATGTCTTAAATCTGAAAGGTGCGATTGTATCTCATAATACAATCTTTGGCTTGCGGTTTCTTGGTTCATAATTTAAAAATCAGTTAATTTATCAAATACAGCATCTATAATTGCAGATTGTGTTACATTATTTTGAGCGCAGGCAAATACGCATCCAATGGCACTTTCAATTGATAGCCCATCTTCCTTATTGTAATTACCTTTTACTTGAATTTCGCAGTCATTGACCACAATAGTTACATCTATTTTCATTTTGATTGGTTTTTAGTATGGCACAAATGTAAATTAAATTTATATATTTGCAAACAAATAATTAAAATAATGAAAAAAATATTTTTTATTCTACTCACTACATTTTTAATGTATGGATGTGTCACCGAAAAAAAACGTGCAAAGATTTGTGCTACTTGCGCAGTTAAAGAAGAAAGAATTGATAGCACTATATATAAAGAGTATTGGAGCTTCAGGGATAGTGTATTAAATGTCCCAAAAGATTCTGCAATAATTGAATATGTTGTTGGTCCATGTCCAGATGGAACTATACCGGTGATTAAAGAAATCTATAAAAGGGATGGAAGGAAAACAACAATTACTGGTAAAGTCACCGGTAATAAAATTACAGTCAAAGCAGATGTTGGTGTTGAACAGTTAAAATTTGAAATTAAAGAAAAGACCAGAGAGATTGAAAGATTAAAAAAAGTAAATAAAACTTTACCTTGTCAAGAAAAGTTTGCAGAAGATTTCTTTTATTATAGTGGAATTTGCGCTTATATTTTAGCATTCCTTGCAATTGTCTTGGCCGTAATTTATAGATCAATAAAAAAATAATTAATTATTTGTTTGCAATTAATAAAAATACATTTACATTTGTCCCCATGAATGAGCAAAATAAAAAAGGCCGAGGCCGTCCCAAAGGAACTACTAAGGAACCAACAAAGATTTATGCCAGGAGAATAAGAGAATCAAAATATGATGAACTTGCTCCAAAATTAGATGAACTAATCAATCAAACTAAATAAATAATACCATGAAAAAACCAATCATTTCAAACGTGCCAAACTTAATGGCAAGACTTTTGAAGCTTCAACAATTACATCTGGAAGCACAGATTATTAAACAAGAATTTATTTGCCATTATTTCTTCAACCGGATAGATCATGATGATTTTAATACTCAGATTGCCGAAACTGAAAAAGAAATAAAAGGTTTATCTGTATCAATTCAAGCAATACTTAATTGATATGAGCAAGTTAAACGCAACCTTAATCAATGATAACATTGATGGTTTATACACTATGGCCGAAATTAAGTACATCAATAAAGGTAGATGGCTAAGAATAGGTGAAGCAATAGAAGAATTTGTTGCAACTGGTAAAAGACGTGATTTACTCTACAAAATTTGTGAGAAACACAAAATTACTTACAGTTACTTCAAAATAGGTTACAATGAATATTGTGGACCATTAGACGAAAAATATTACAATAATTTCTAAATAAAAATGAAAAAACCAATCCCAAAGATTGCTGACCTTGTTAGGTTGGCAGGAAACGTAGCCGAATCTTACGAAAAAGATTCATTGAATGAATTACTTAATCAACCGCCACATGCATCATGGGTAAAATTACACCCAATGACTAAAGGAAGCTATTTACCAATAGATAAGGTTGAATTCTTGCTTACTTACATTTTCCAGAATTGGAGAGTTGAGGTATTACGCGAACAAATAATGTTTAATTCAATTACTGTTGCAATTAGACTACACGTACAAAATCCATTAACTAATGAATGGACCTTTCAAGATGGTGTTGGTGCCATGAACGTGCAAACAGATGCCGGTAAGAGCGCAGCAGATTTAGGAGCAATAAAAGCTTCAGCAGTTCAAATGGCATTACCTTCTGCAAAATCTTATGCAATAAAAGATGCTGCTGAACATTTTGGTGCAATTTTCGGACGTGACTTAAACAGAAAGGATATTATCCAGTTCTCAGGAGCGCACACAAAGGAAGAAGTTGTGGAAGCAACAGAATCTTACACACCACAAATTACATTTATTGCAGAATCACCTGCACCTAAAACAAATCAAGTTAACTTTTCAAATTTATAATTATGCAAACAATCGAAGGGCAAGCACTTGCCAAATTAGAAACCAAACCATCCACAGCACAAATTGAAGCGTGGGTAGAACTCGCAAGTAAAAAAAATGAAATAGCACAAGTTCTTACTAATGCAGAACTGGAGCTTCAACAGATATTGCTTAAATGCGATGTTAAAGACTACAAAGCAATTGATGCAGCACTTGCAGAATACCGCAAAAAGCAAACGGAAATGGTTGAAAAACGTAAATCATTTACATCCATTATTGATGCTAATATTGTGCAGCCATTAATGGCATTTGAAAAACGTGTTGACACTAAAACAAATGCAAAATATGCAGAACTTGGGAATATTTCCTTAACACTTCGCCAAATTGCAGAATTAGAAGCTCGCAAATTGCAAGAATTTCAAAATGAAGTTGGAAGATTCTTGGGACATTGCACAAATGAGTTTTTGAGAATTGAAACTAAATACATTTATGATCTTAATGCAGAGGTTGATGCACAATATGCAAAATACTTAAATGCAGGTGTAAAGCAACCATTATTAGCTGAAGTAGAAGCATATTTAAGAGGTGTTAAACTGGATGCAATCAAGAAGTTTGATTTTGTTTTACTATCAAAAGAAAAGATGCAAGAATTATTTGCAACAGTTCCGCAACCAAATTACAATCATATTTTGCAAAACAAAATTGATATGCTTGAACAGATTTTTATCAATTATTCATCTGATTTGGCAAATGTAGCAGCAACAATTGAACGTAGAGAATTAGATGCAAAAATTGCTGCCAAAGAAGCGCAAGAAAAGCTTATTGCAGAATCTTCAATAAACAATCTAATTGCATCTGCAACAGTTGAACAGGTAGAAGTTCCTAAGATTAAAACTGAATTGATTATTGAACCAATTAACTCTCCAGAGTGGGCTACATTAATTATGACACAATTTATTAGTAACTTACCAACCCTTTTTAAATTAGTAAGAGTAAAATCGTGGGAAAATCTATCCATTGGACAAATGGCTGCAGCAATTGCAAAGCATGCTACAGATACCGGAGAAACTTACAAAGGAATCATTTATAAGGAATTGAAGAAATGATTGTAAAAGATTTAAAATACTACTCCAATCTTGATTTTAATGAATACCTGCAGATTAGCGGGTATTCATTCTCAGGAATTAAAATGTTAGAATCTGGTAAACCAATTCTTACCTCTGAAGGAATGAAACTTGGTACCAGGGTACATAATTTTTTACTTGAACCTGACAAATATGATGGTGAAGATTATTTTCTTGTATTTAAAATTGCTGCAGAACTTAGAAAGTGGATTAAGGATGCATTTCAATTTTTAGAACCTGAAGTAGCATTTACCGCAAGATTTGAATACAACGGAATGTACCTGGATTACAAAGGTCGTGCTGATCTAATTTTTAAAGGCAAAATTATAATAGATCTAAAAGTTCTTGCCGGAAGAATAAAACCTGCACTTGAAAGATTTGGTTATGACAAACAGTTAAGTGGTTATTCACTTGCAACCGGATGCAGCACAGCTTTAATTCTTGCCTATAACAAGACCATTGCACCTAATAAAATTAATGAACAATACGTGGAACACTTTAATGTACCAATTTCACATGAATGGTGGAATTACATGATTGTAAAATACGGAAAACCAATTTAAAATTAATCAAAACCGCACCCATCGGAATTGGGACCTAAAATTATGGCACTATTCGCTAATGTATCAATTGACCTTACAAAGTTTAAGGAACTATTACAAGCTAATCCAAATCACAGCGCATTTACAAAACATGCTAATGGCAGAATGTATGTAAATATTACAATTTGGGAAAATGATGAAGTTGACAAATTTGGAAACAATGTTTCCTTACAAGTAAACTCAAAAAAAGAACAAAGAGATGCTGAAGGTAAGCATTATGTTGGAAATGGTAAGAAATCAGGGAGCGCACCTCAACAAGCTGCAGCACCTGTACAAGTACCAGTTACAACTTCAACAGAACTTCCATTTTAATTAAATCTTAGCCCCTGCAAATTGTGGGGGCTTTATTTTAAATTTATGAAACCATATCAATACCAATCACAACTTATTAATGATGCTATACGTGCAACATTGAATTATGATACAATTTTAATTCAAGCAGCAACAGGAGCAGGTAAGACAGTAATGTTTTCTTACATTGCACACAGATTTATATGCAAAAGCATACAAGATGTAATAATTTATGTAGATAGCGAAGATTTAGTTAAGCAAACACGCAAAACAATCTTTAATATTTTTGGAATTTCAGCACAACCAATTCTTGCAGGGATGCGGAAAGTTCCCAAATCAAGAATTTACATTGCAATGATTAATTCTGTTGGTAAGCGGATGCCTTCCAACATTGGACTTGGAATAGTAGATGAATGCCATATTGCAACATTGCATAAAGCTCATACATTTACCGAAAAAGTAAAAATTATTGGTTTTACCGCTACTCCTATAAGCGCAAACAAAAAGTTACCATTAAAAGACATATACCAAACCATCTGCACAGGTCCACAAATCAATGAGCTGATAAAAGATGGTAAACTTTGTCAAAATATTACACTTGCACCAAAAGATGTTGTGGATAGAAATGAATTGGCAGTTAAAGGGGATGATTTTGATGTTACAAAAATGGGAACCGAATTCTCCAAGGCCAAACACGTAAAAAATACATTAAAGTATTACGAAAAGTTAATCAAAGGTAAAAAAACACTTATTTTTAATTGCAACGTGGCCCATTCAATTGAGGTCTGCAAGCATTTTATTGCTGCAGGTTACAATTGTAAACATGTGGATGCAGAAAATGTTACCAAGACAGAATATGACCAGGTACTATTGTGGTTAAATAATACTCCAGATGCAATTCTTTGCAGCGTAGGTAAAATGACAAAGGGATTTGATGAACCAACAGTTGAAGCAATTATTGTTAATCGTTCAATAATGAGTTTATCCCTTTGGTTGCAAATTACAGGTCGTGGTGGCCGTATTTCTCCAAATAAAGATATATTCTATATTCTTGACATGGGAGGTAATGCAGCAATTCTTGGTGACTGGTCAGATGACAGAGATTGGAAAGATATTTTCTACAATCCACCAAGTACAAGAAAGAATGCAGGTGTTGCACCTTGTAAATCTTGTCCTCAATGTGATGCAATATTAGCTGCACAAGCAAGAAAATGTAAATGGTGTGAATTTGTGTTTCCGGTAAAGTTAGAAGCTCAAGAAACGGAAATCTCAGAAGAATACAAAGTCATGACAAAAGGAATTGACATAGATAAGTTCATTACACGTGCAGAAAAATTAGGACACAAACCATTTGCATCATTTTATAAAATTGGGGAACGTATTTTTAAAAATGCACCTAATGCACAACGCGAAATTTTAATCAAAACATTTGAGAATGAAGCAAAAAAATGGTGTGAGGCAAAGTCAATAAAATTTAATTCATTTCACAAAAAACTAATCATTGAATTTATTGAGCAAGAAATATGTAAATTGCCTTCCCCAATTTCCAATACAATCCAACCACTTAAACCAATCACTAATCTATTTCCATCATGGCTATAAATATATCAATATACAAAAATGCAAATGATACAAAATCTAATGATACAATTGCACTTGACCTATTTCTTGAAGGAATAAAAAATGGTAAATGGCAAGATATTGTATTACCTATTAGGGCAATTCAAGACAAAGCTTTGCGCAATGAAAAAAAGAAATCAGCACCAACAGTTACTATTGCAGGATTATTTTCAGAACGCAAAGATGATAAACTTGTAAAGCATTCAGGATTTATTGCAATTGATGTTGATGAAGTCGAAAATATAAATTCTGTTAAAGCTTTATTAAGGACAGACAAATACGTTTACTCCACTTTTGTTTCTATTTCTGGTCGTGGGCTATGTTTGCTTTTTAAGATAAAAGGAACTAAGCATAGGGAATCATTTGCAGGTATTTCTGAATATTTGTTTAATGAATATAACATTATTGTTGATCCAACATCTGTAAATATTAGCCGGTTACGATTTATAAGTTATGATCCAGATTTGCACATAAATCAATTTGCAGAACTTTTTGATAAGTATCCTGAAAAGAAAGCACCACGTAAAATTGATAATGTTGTTTTTTTAGATCAAGATTTTAAATCAATATTGAATCAAATAACATCAAATCGTATTAACCTTTGCGAAAATTACCATGAGTGGTTAAGAATAGGTTTTGCAATTTGTCATCAATTTAATGAATCTGGAAGGGAATATTTTCATTTAGTAAGTCAATATTCCACCAAATATGATGGTAATAAATGCGACAAACAATACGATTCAATGCTAAAGGCAAGTGGTTCTAATCAAGTTCGCATAAATACATTTTACTACTATTGCAAACAAGCAGGAATTGAAATCCATTCTCCATCTTCCAAGAAGATAATTCAAGCTGCAAAGCAAGGTAAATCTGCAGGCCTTACACCTCAAACAATTGCAAATAATTTAAAGAAATTTGAAGATATTACAGTAGCACCTGAAGCAATTGAAAAGATAAGCTCCAGTTCAATACAGGCATCCGACCAATTGGATATTGTTTCCCAAATTGAATTGTTTATACGTTCTAACTATGACCTTAAAAAAAATATCATTACTCAGCTGATTGAAAATGATTCCCATCCACAGGAAGAAGAAGAAATTAATTCAATGTACATTGCAATTTTAAAAGTAATTCCAAAGGCACAGTTTAGCATATTTGACAAATTAATTCACAGCGATTTTGTACCTGCATTCAATCCATTGTTAGACTTTATTGCATCCAACACTAATTACATATCTATTGGACATATTAAGGACCTTGCAAATACAATTCACACAATTGATTCTAATTACGCTGAATTCTTTCTTACAAAATGGTTGGTGGCAATGATTGCATCTATACATGGTCATCATTCACCACTTATGCTTATCCTTCAGGGAAATCAAAATAGTGGTAAAACACAATTTCTTAGGCGCATTCTTCCAAGTGAGTTACACAAATATGTTGGTGAAGTTTCACCTGGTATGAAGGATGTGGATTTCTATTTGCTAATGACACAAATGCTTTTAATAATTGATGATGAATGTGGAGGCAAATCAAAAAAAGATGAGCAGCATCAAAAGTCAACATCTTCAAAACAATTCTTTAACATTCGCAAACCTTATGGACGTGGTAACGTAACTCTACAACGTCTTGCAATGCTTTGTGGCACCACCAACCTTGAAGAAATATTAAACGACATTACCGGTAACAGAAGAAATATTGTAATTGATTTCCAAGGATATGATTTTGAAGCTTACAACTTAATTGATAAGACTGCATTATTTATGGAAGCTTACAACCTTTACAAATCAGGTTATAATTACGAGCTTACAAAAGAAGATATTATTTACCTCAACAAATACGATTTTAAATACACTTCTCCAACATCTGCAAATGAGCTTATTCAGAAGTATTTTAAGCCCACAACAAAAGAAAAAGGTACTCCACTTACCGCAACAGATATTCTTGTTTATATAGAAGCGGAAACAAGGCAAAAATTTACTGCAATCAATATTGGACGTGAATTAAAAGCACTTGGATTTATTCAAGAAAGATTAGGTGACCAAGCAAAAAGAGTTTACTATTGCGTTCCACTTTCTCAAAATGCTGCACAAATGTTAGCCGGAATTGAACCTGCATTTTTTCCAAATGTTTCTGATGAATTGCCTTTTTAATAGTTCAATCCTTACTCACACAAGCCTTTCAATTGATTTTGAGAGGTTTTTTTTTACTGTCACTACTGACACTTTAAAAACATCTGTCAGTACATCTGTCAGTGCATAAAACCTTACTCTACCAACACTTCTATTACTTTTACTGACAGATGTCAGATAAATTGATAAAAAACTTTAATAGAAAATAAATATTATTTACACAGAATTATTATTATTATTATTTATATAAATGTAAAAACCACTAAAAAAAGTGACATCTGTCAGTAAAAGTTCTAAATACCTACTCTAACAAGCATTTCCTTACTGACAGATTAAAATAGCATCTGTCAGTATATGACTGTAACTAATTTGAACTATATTTGTAATATGATTTCTGAAGAAAAACTTCAATCAGTTTGTTTCCAATGGTTCCATAATACTTATCCTTCTCTTAGAGGGCTATTGTGGCATGTTCCAAATGGTGGGAAGCGGTCCTTAAATGAAGCAAACAAGTTCAAAGCAATTGGAGTTGTATCTGGTGTGGCTGATCTTCATTTCTTTTACAACGGAAAGATTTACTTCTTGGAACTAAAAGTTGAAGGAGGTAAGCAATCCGTAAATCAAAAAGCTTGGGAAGATGCAATTGTTGCACAACAAGGTTACTATGTTATAATAAAATCATTTGAACAATTTAAACACTTTATAAATGCAATCTACATCTTACATCAAGCCATTTAAACCACTCAAAGATCAAATTGGATTAATAACTATTGATTCATGCTTTTTCTCTCATGGTGGCAAGAATTTTGAAATTGTAGCAACAAATGTAAAACCACACATTCATACCATCAAAAATATAGAAACAGGAGAAACAGTTGAAATGTTACACACAAGATTACTTGCATTATCAGAAACTTAATTTATCTTTGCACTTGCATAATTGTGGTTTCGATTAGTTTAGTGCGCGGTTTCGTGATTGGTTCCGCGCATTTATTTTTTACTTAAATTTGCAACATTATGGCAGCACCAGTTGGAAGGCCCAAAAAATTAACACCAGAATCACTTTGGACATATTTTGTCCAATATCAAAAGTACGCGAAAGAAAATCCAAAGTTAAGACATGACTTTGTTGGGAAGGATGCCAAGGAAGTTTATCGTGAATTAGAAATTCCTTTGACAATGGATGGTTTTGAAATATTCATGTGGAATCAAGGAATAAATGGTGATATAAGTGATTATTTGATAAATAAAAACGCTGCGTACGGAGAATTCTCCACTATCTTAGCGCGTATAAGGAAAATAATTTACGATGATAAGTTGATTGGAGCTGCAGCAGGCATCTTTAATCAAAGCATTATTGCACGTGATTTAGGATTGAAAGAGCAAACGGATTTAACTTCTGGAGGCGAAAAGATAAACCAAGTATTTAAGTGGGGCGACAAGGAACTACCAATATAATTACCTTATCAGAAAAGCAATGTGAGGCAATGGATGCAATTGCTTCTGAGAAGTACACCTTTATTTTGTTTGGCGGTGCCATGGGTGGTGGTAAAACTTTTTGGGGCCTGAGTGCATTGCTGATCATGTGTAAGTTATTTCCTAAATCAAGATGGTGTGTTGTAAGGGAGGACATGGAAAAGATTAGGTCCACAACAATTCCTTCATTCAGGAAGTTAAATCCACCAGGTAGATTGTTTGAAAGCCCATTTCATTACGTGCATCCAAATGGTAGTGAGATATTGTTCAAAGGTGAAAACTTTAATAATGACAAAGACCTGCAATGGTTGAGAGGTTTGGAAGTATGCGGATTTTTATTTGAGGAAATAAACGAATGCAGCATTGATACATTTCAAACATCCTTTGGAAGAATTGGTAGATGGGAATGCAGCCCAAGACCTAAACCAATGATACTTGCAACGTGCAATCCATCTAAAAATTGGGTAAAGAAAGAGGTTTATGATAAGTATATTGATGGAACACTACCTGAAAAGTGGTTGTACATTCCATCAAGAGTAACAGATAACCCATACTTAACTCCTGAGTACCTGGAAAGCACTAAGAATTTCCCTCCACATAAATACAAGCAGTTTGTTGAAGGTGATTGGGAAGTAGATGTTCCTGTTAACAATCCATTCTTGGATGACTTTGTTGAGAACAAACACGTGTCACCGGTGCCATTAAAGCCTAACACAAACTTACCTTTAATACTATCAATTGACTTTAACTTAAATCCTTTCTGCGCAATCTTTGGGCAAGAATTCAAAGGTGAAACATTTATACTTGAAGAAATCAGCATTTATAATGGTAATATCTCCAAGATGTGTGCTGCAATAACAAAGTACATGGCAGATAATGGATTCAGTAAAGCAAAGTTGCGCATTACTGGTGATGCCATGGGCAACAGAGGTGAGATAAGCCAAAGGGATAATGCATCTCTTTACATTCAAATTATGCGTGAGCTTGGCATTGCTAAGACACAATTTGAAGTTAAATCAAATCCAAAACATAGTAACTCACGTGCAGATTGTAACACAGTATTGCGCAGGTTAAAAGTATCAATAAGTCCAAACTGCAAAGGATTGATAAGTGATTGTTTAAAAGTTGAATGTGGCGCGGATGGTGAGATATTGAAGAAGAACAGAAATAAATTAGAGCAACGTGCGGATTTCTTGGATTGTTTCCGCTATCTTTGTAACACCTATTTAAAAAAGTATATATGATGACTTGCTGCAGTTCAGATTGCTACCAAATGAAAGTAGTTGATCCATGTGTAATTGAATTAAACTTTGGTACCATTGAAGAAGTAAGCACACAGGTAACAATGTTTGCACTTAATGTTGCAAGTGGAAGGATTGATCAGTACTTAATTGTTTCATCTATTACTGGAGAGTTAATATTTGAACCTGAAGAAATAGAATACTTTGCACAGCGCGTTCCATATCGTTTCTTTTTTAGGACTGAGCCGTTAGAACCAAACTTAGAGTTAACCATTGATGAAGAAACATACGAATGTGTTGAAATAACTTTTGGTATGATATGAGCGAGGTGAAATATAAATCCTTTAAGTGTATTGTGATTGATAGCACATTGCATGAAGATGATACTGAATTGTTGGTTGCCACAATGAAAACTTCTAAGGTTAGGATTGATTTGTCAGCCATTCTAACTTATAGGGAAACAAACAGTATTAAGCAAGGATATTCTGGTAATTATGATTGCACATATATTGAGGTAGCAGGTTGCGATCCAATTGTAGTTACAATGCTATACGATGAACTTGATAAGCTAATGATTAAAGCTTATCCTGATAGATTTTTTTTATGAGCATAACAAACATTCCAAAAGGTTTTTATCTCATGGCAATCAATGACAAAAAAACCACACAAATTAAAGATGACAGATTGAAGATTTGCAATCCATGTGAATTTGCAAAAGCGGGATTCTGCAAAAAGTGTGGCTGCATATTGGCAGCAAAGACCAGAGTAAAAACAGAAAAATGCCCAATAGATAAATGGTAAATTTAATAAGAAAGTGGAGGGCATCTCAAGCCCAAAAAGAATACAAGGGTAAGTTGAAGTATTTGTTTACTGCCCACAATGGAGAAAAGTTTTTTACATTTCCTTCCGACCTTGCACAACCTATTAACAGGTTTAGTAATGTTCAGGGATTTTTGGAAAGGTTAAGTGCAGGTGTATCCGGTGAAGAACTGGAGCGAATACTTACTGTAATGGAAACGGCAATACAAGCAGGACTTAAGGACCCAAAGCAAGCTGCAAAAGTTGCTGCATGTGTACACACAATGCGCATGCGTAAAGGTGATGTCATCCACAAAGATTTATTGTTGAACATTGCAGCCATGTTAATCATTGGAGAAAAAGAAGATCCATTGCAGGTAAGTGAAGATTACCACCAACATAAGTTGGATGTGTTCAGCAAAGAGATTGAGTTAAGTAGCCCACACGCTTTTTTTTTGAAAATTTCTTTGCAGCCTCTATTAGGGTTAACCAATATTTCAGAAGAAGAATTGCAGCTGTTATGGGAGGAGAATCTAAACAAACAACGGAATCTCCGAGCGATGTTAGACAGTTGGATGTCAGCTTTCGAATAGCTAACCAGGATAAACAATTCAAAGAACATTTATTTGACTTATCACAATTTGCAAGTAAGTCATTAAGTGAAATGTTGGGTACGAGTTTGGATGAATATTTGATTATATTTGCAAAATACATTCAACACAAACGCGATGGCAGATGAAGTAATAGTTGTATTTGGTGCCGAGGTTGATGGGTACAATACCCAGATTAAATCTGCTATTGGTGCCAATGATAAATTGGAGAAATCTGCGGATGAGACTTCTGCAAAGATTTCAAAAGACTTTGCCAATACCGGTAAAGCAATCCAACAAGCATTTGCAGGTAAGGAAGTTTCCAAGTCATTGGACACAACAAAGAAAGCAGCGGAACAGTTGAAGGGTGAAATTAAAAAGTTGTATGATGAAGAAGTAAAGTTATTAAAAGTATCAAAGAATCTTGCCACAGATGGTGTTGCTTCTGTTAGAAAGGAAGCAGCATTGTTAAGGACTGCATTAGATAATGTTGGAAAAAATATTAATGATACTGGTACATCATTAGAAAAAGCAGCCAAGAAAGGCCAAACATTAACAGGTGAGCTTAGAAATTTGAAAGCAGAAATTTCAAAGTTGGAACAAGCAGGTCAAGGTGGAACAAAAGCATTTACAGATTTAACAATTAAAGCTGCAAAGTTAGAAGATCAGATTGGTGATACCAGGGAGCGCGTAAGAGTATTGGCAAGTGACACGTTTAAGTTTGATGCTGCTGTACAAGGTGTGCAAGCGGTTGCAGGTGCATTTGCAGGTGCGCAAGGTGCCATTGCATTATTTGGTGGTGAGAGTGAAGAAATTAACAAGGCATTGCTAAAAGTACAGGCATCCCTTGCATTGGTTGCTGCAGCACAAGAGTTTGCTAACTTAGTAACTGGTCAAGGTGCATTGAAGTTAGCATTAGTAACTGCAGCACAAACATTGTATGCATCATCACTTGGAGCAACATCAACAGCATTAAAAGTATTTAGGGGCGCATTAATAACAACAGGATTAGGAGCGATTGTTGTTGCATTAGGATTTGTTATTGCTAAACTACAAGAGTTTGCAGAAACTTCTGCTGCTGCAGGTGCTGCAGTTAAAGCTGCTAATGCTGCACAAATAGAATCTTCAAAAGCATTAATCAAAGCACAACTTGAACTGGATGTTGCAAGGGGAAAGATAACACAAGCAGAATTTGATAGACAAATTTCTTTAGCAGAGTTTACCAATAAATTAAGTGCTGAGTTACTTGCACAAAAGAGAAGGGTTGCAGATGCTGAATTAGAAATTGAAAGTGCAAAACAAAAGAGATTGTTATTACTTATAACTGCACCATTAGCCGATGCAAACAAAGTTGTAAGAGATGCGGAGGCAAAGAAAGCTTCAATCATTGCAGATAATGAAAAAACAATTGCTAACTTAAGAGGTGAGTTTAATGCCCAGGAGCAAAAGAGAATTGCTGATGCAACAAAATCAGAAGAAAATGCAGCAAAAGAAAAGGCAGGTGCAAAAGTAAAAATTAAGGAGCAAGAGAACATTGATTTATCTGCATTACTTGATGAAGAAATAAACGCACAGTTAAGAACTCAGGCAATCATTGCAGAAACTGCAGTAATAAAAGATAATAGCATTGCAAATCAAACTAAATTAATTAAGGCAAACTTAGATGTTGAGGTTGCATTGTTGGAAGAAAAGTTTCAGAATGATGAAGAAAGGGAAGCGGAAAGAGTAAAAATAGTTGCACAAGCACAAGCAGATATTTTAGCATTAACAAAAGATAGTAATAAACAAATTGAAAATGCTGATGAGGAAAGTCTTGATCAGCGTACTACAAATTTCAGAAAGTATCTTGCAAAAAGAGCTGAAGATAATAAAGCTGCAGCAAAACAGGAAGAAGAAATACAAAAGAAAACTTTAGATGTAAGCATTGAAGCAATCAATGAAACATTTGGTTTATTTACTGCAATTGGTGATGCAAGGATTGCAAAGTTGGAAGAAAATGCTGCTGCTGAAATTGCACTTGCAGGTGATGATGCAATAAAGAAAAAAGCAATTGAAAAAAACTTAGCAGATGAAGTTGCAAAGATTAAACGTAGTCAAGCCATTGCAGATAAAGCACAAGCATTGTTTAATATTTTTGTAAGCACAGCACAGAACATTGTTAAAGGACCACCACCATTAGTACCATTGTACATTGCACTTGGAGCAATCCAAGCAGCAGCAGTTGCAGCACGTCCAATTCCTAAGTTTGAAAAGGGAGGTATTGTAAAAGGTCCTCGTCACATCCAGGGTGGAGTGCTTGCAGAATTAGAAGGTGATGAATTTATTACCAATGTTAATGCAACAAAAAAGAACAGAGGATTGTTAGAGGCAATCAATAGTGGTAAGGAAAAAGAATTTATATACAAGAAATTTCAAGTTCCAATTATTCAAGCTTCGCAATCTGCAGCAATAAACCAAAGGTTAAATGCAAAGTTAGATTCAGCAAGAATGGAAAGGGAATTACAAATAAGTAGAAAGTCTGAAAAACTTAACACGAAAGAAATAGTTAAAGCAGTTACTAATAACAAGTCATCAAGATATAACTGGAATTAATGCCGATACAATTTTTAATAAACGGAGAGCAATATGAGGACCCATTAAATTGGGATCAATTCTCAATACGATTAACCAGAGATAGATCATTAAATGCAGTAATTGTTTCTTATGACATTGATTTAATTCTTGGAACTGGTGCTTACAAATATTTAAATGATTTAAGATTAACAAACCAATATTGCGAACCATTAAAAGTCCTGATTAAATATCATTGTGGTAATGGTAATTGGTATGATTTGGTAAGAGGATATATATTTTTGACTGAATGTAGATTTAATTTAACTGAATGTACAGTAACAACAAAAGTCTTTGATGAAACATTTAGTAGTTACATTGGAAACAATCGTTCTGTTCCGTTTGTAACTAATGCAGAATTTACAAAAGAATTGGTTGCAATGACACCAATTCAAGCTCACAGATTAGTTTCATTTAATCCAAAAACAAATACTGATGTAAGAACAAGTTGGGGTTATAGGGTTTATGATGTATTTGAAAAGATTGTTGAATTTATAAGCAATTGAAAAGTTAAATTTTCTTCTAACTTCTTTTCAAATCTTATTCCAAGTAATATAGGAGCGGATCCTTACGAATTAATGATTACTTGCGGTGCAGCATTAAGAAATCAAACGGAAACACCATTTACAATTACATTTATACAATTGTATGAAGCTTTAAGAAGTAAATATAATTTAGGGATGGGATTTCAATTAATTGATGGAATTTCTTATGTTATAATTGAAACTAATGATTATTTTCTTGAAGAATTTGTTTCAACAACAATAAGAGAAGCAAACAATATTACTGCTTATTATGATCAGCAGCAATTATTTAATCGTGTTCAATTTGGAAGTCAAACTTATACTGCACAATTTGATAGTATTTTAGATAATAATTATCTTTCATTCCCTGATATTGCATTTAGAGGTTTTCAAGATGAAACATTTTATGTTATTGGTGAATGTAATATTGATAACATTCTTGATTGTTTTAATGAAACGACAATTGTAATTGATAGCAATACCATTGAAGATATTGTGGTTTATAACAATAGAAATTATGATACTGTACCAATATTGATTCAATCAATTACAAGTGTATTTGGACCTGCTTTTAAATTAGCAGAGCGAACAGATCCGTTAGGCCTTGGACAAGAAGTTTACAATGGAGATTTGACAAATGATAATACTGCAGCATATTTTATTGGGGCCGTTCCTAATAGTATTTATTCAAGTTACTTGGGTTTTGATAGTGCAGATTTACCAATAAATACTGTTATAAATACTGGTGCAGGTTTTGCTGATAACTGTCCAACATTTTCACCTGCCCAAACATTATTGTTTGATTTGAGTGAAACTTCGGATTCGGTACCAAGTACTGCCCCATTTTTATCGGATAGAGTTGGAACTTATATTCCATACAATACAATTGTAACTGATCCTGGTACAAATTATAATGCAACAACTTTTACATACACAGTACCTGCACCTGCAAGATTTGTTTTTAGAGCAAGATTAGATTTACAAAAATGCGGTACAGCTCCAAGTGGGCAAATTGCAAATGTTAGATTAGCACTTACTATTACAGATTTTGAAGGAAATGTATTGCAAAGGATTTTTTCACCTTATCAAAATTATTTTGTAAGATATGTTTCTGGAACAACAAATTTTCAAATTGATTATACATTTCCAGAAATTGTATTGAGTTCAGGATTTAATGTTTCAGTAGATTTACAAGCTTATAAAAGTATATCAATTTCAGATTGCCCTATTTTAATTAATAGAAACATTGGTTTTGATGGAAGATTTGCTGATTTTGTTACAACAGAAGTACAAGCAATTGAAGGAGGTGAGCTTAAAGAATTCAATCCGGATGACTACAAAAGAAATGCTTATAATTTTAAACAGCCAATATCATTTGAGCAGGTAAAGTTATTAATTGAGAATCCATTTAAACAGATTAAATTTACTTATGGATTTCAACAATTACAAACCAACAAAGGATTTATTGATACTGTTATTATTAGCGATTTTGATAAATTTGACACAGAATTTACACTTATTAGCAGCACATAAGACCATGGCATTTACTCCAATTAAAAACCAACCTTACATATTTAATCAGGTAATTCCTTGTTACGTTGAACAATCTGAGTACAGGTATGACATATTAAACAATGATACATCTCAAATTGGATTTTCTTTAACTCCATGTGAAGGTGTTGAGCCTAATTTATTTAATACGATTGCTGCAGGTGAAGGTTGGACAGTAGATGACCAAATTTACACTTCCAATGGAGGGAGTGGAACTATAACTTTGACATTTGATGCAAACTTAAACAGCCAAGTTCTATGGAAGGTAACATTTGAAGTTGAACAATTAATTTCAGGTAGTTTATTATTTGGTGTATCTGGATGGGGAACTTACACCATTACAAGTGATGGTATTTATGAGTTTTACTTTTCAACATTGGTAAGCACATCAAACATTACCATTACTGCACAGAATTTTTATGGCAATATCTTACTTGAAAATTCTGGTAGTGTAAATCCGCTATTGGAACCAGTAAATACTTTAAATCTTGTTCATTTATTGGATAGCAACAATAATATAGTTGACACATTGCAAACTACAATCTATGATAATCTTGCCATTTACAATGTAAATTGGAATGATTATGCACCTGGTTGTTATAAGTTAGCCTACATTGATGGGTGTGATGACTTTGCAGGTAGATTTAATGGTATTTGTAACGGAATTCCAACGGATGATTTAACTTGTTGGACAGACAATGGTATTGGTGGTTGGAGTTTTGATGATTCTTTCTTTTTTGAAGCGGAAAGTGAAACAGGTGTTGCAGTATTGACAAACGCAACATTATTGCAAGCAGGTTTTACATATCAAGTATCATTTGACTTGGTTGCAATGTCAGGAGCGCAATTTTTTATAACATATTTGAGGGAAGATGAAACAACATTAATAATTGATGGTCCTTATAGCACATTTGATTTAGGAACTCACACATTTTCTTTTACACCAGTTCAAGATGGGCAAATACAATTGCAATTTGTAGCAGGTTCTTCATCTGCAGAAGGTATAATTCAAAATGTAGTTGTGGAGCTTACAGGGCCGTTTGATTATGATGGTATTTCACCATGTATTTGCATTGGAAGTGATTCAACATGTACAGTTGAGTTAAGCGGTTGTTTTGCTGATACCTTTGTAATGGAAGGTGTTGTTCTGGACAATAATTTTCAACCTACATTACGTCTTACAAGGTCAATTGATGGTGATCCTGTTGCTAAACTATTTAAAAAGCAATATCTTTCAGACCAAATTAAGTACAGAAGTTCACTTGGAAAGAACCAATTAAACTTCTTTGATGTTCAAAACAGTTACATCTTACGCATTGAACAACAGCCTGAATTCATTTTTGATTTTATATTTAAGATGTGGGCAGGTTTTGACAATATGCTTATCAATGGACAAGCTTACAGAATGAATTCTGATCAGTTACCGGTAATAGATTGGGCTGATAAAACACAACTTGGAAGTGTGGATATTGAGGTAATACCATTCCAAGAGCGCACAAGAAAAGTTCTTTGTGGATTAAGGAACCAACCTTGTCAACCTATTACACCAACTAACATAGTAGGTAAATTATTTGAGGATGTTGTTGGATTTAATTTTGATGACACAAATGTAGATGGGTATCTTTTTAATCTACCTGACTAATTAAAATAATTATTATATTTGCATGCCAATATTTTACTTGTGCCGAACCTTCACAGCATTGACGAGAAGTTCTATAATAATAATTTCTTGAAATAATGGGTAATTGTATTAGCTATTGCAGCGCAGAATTACTTGATCATGAATTAATAAATTGTGAAGCTTACGTTGAGGGCGCATCTTCTGCAATTGTTATTGGTTCTTGTTCAAGTGATTTAGTGGACCCTTCAGATGGGCCAGCTATACTTGCAGAAATTGCAGCAGGTAGAGCAAGATTGATTAACAACGTAAGAGTAGATTTGCCTTTGCCAAGTCCATTATTGACTGATTCTCCAGTTGGTGGTGGTTCTCAGATTGCAACTACTTATGATCGCACAATAAATTTATTTGATGCAAACGTAACTGCAGATAATGTTGATTTTTACAATCAGGTAAAAAATGACAGAATTGGTTACATAATCATCAAAGAATATGGTGCTGATAGAGTAACTTTCATCTCTCCAACTAATGGTGCAGGTATTAAGTTTACAGGTGGCAGAGTAATTCCTGTTGCTAAGACTGAATTCCAAAGCTTCCAATTAATTGGTGCATGGAGTGAAAAGAATGATGCTGGGATTTTCCCAACACCTGCAGGAGTATTTTCTTAATATTGGGGGTGCATTAACCCCCACTTTTATTTTATGACAAAATCAATAATATTAATGGCATTTGGGAAGCGCGGGTATTATTTCGCTGCATACAATCTTGCATTCTCCATAAAAGAATTCGGTTGCAAAGTGCCAATTAATATTGTTGTTGATTCGATTGCAAACCTTAAAAAGTATATTGGTTCAGGAATTAATTACTTTGATTCCGTAATTGAAATGGAGCCTGGTCATATTAGAAATAATGATCCGGCATGGAGTAAATTACATTTGAACTATTACATTACAACAGATTACGCATTGTATTTGGATATTGATGCTGTTGCAGTAAAAGACATTACACCATTGATTGACCAATTGTCAAAAATTGACAAGTCATACATTGCCCACACAGTTGGTTACCATACATTGAAAGAAGGAAATGACATACCATCAATGCAATGGGCATGGGCCAATGATTTGTGGGCGCACTTTGGATTGTCTGAAGATGCAGTTTTACCTGCAATAAATTCAAGTATTGTTTGGATTTCAAAAGTAGGAGCAGCACCCATCTACAAAAAAGCATTGGAATTGTACGCAAATCCTTTGCAAAAGTTACGCATGAAGTGGGGCGGTGTACAACCAGATGAATTGTATATGAATGTGGCACTTGCTGCATTAGGCATTGATCCTTCAATTGATGGTAAGGGTAATGATGATACTGAAGGTTTGATTCACTTTGCAATGAAGCGAACATTAACTACATTAGAGGTAAGGGAAAAATTCTATTTACAGTCTTATTATGGAGGCAAAGGATTCACCAATAAGTTTTATACAGATTGGTGTGATAAAATATTACGTGATTTGCATGCTGCAAAGGGCATTAATCATAATTTTACATTGGATAAGATAATAACAGATAAGCATGCCAACAAGCGATGAAATTGAAAGATTAATGAAAGAAGCTCCATCAATTGATGGTAGGCATTTGTGGAACTCTGAACAAGAAGTTTGTGAGTTTATTGGTGCATTGGTAGCAATGATTAAGCCTAAACGCGCACTTGAAATAGGTGTTTTTGAGGGTGAAACATCCCTTGAAATCATTAAAAATATGCCACAAGATTCTTTCTTTGCAGGTATTGACATTGGAGATTTCAGAACATCAAAGTGGAAAGCAAACAAAGGATGTGTAGCAGATTTTGTTAAAGGAAGTTCAACAGATATTTCAACCTACATAGATTTTACTGATAAATTTGATTTTATTTTTGTAGATTCCATGCATTATTGGAATCACATTCTTCCTGAATGGAAGATAGTTGAAAAATGGATTGCTAATGGTGGTGTTATAGCTTACCATGATACACATCACATTGAAGATGTTGCAAGATTAATGGATTACATTGGCAATTTTGGATATAACATTATTAAATTACAAACACCAGGTAACAGAGGTTTAACTATAATAACTAAGGCATGAAAAATTCAGCAAAAAAAGTAATTACAAACAATAGCCCTAAAGCTTGTTGTGGTGGTAAAAAAGGTGCTAACTACGAAGGTGAAGCAACACTTAAATCTAAAATTAAAGTTAAATGTTAAGTCCTGAATACATTGCCCATGAAATTGGGGAGTTTGTTGCAAGAACAAAATCTTGGAGTGAGGATAGAACCAAGAATGGCAACACTACTGCACTTGCTGCATTAAGCAAGTTGTATGGTGGTGAAGTAAATTCTAATACTATTCCAAATCAACTTCCAGAGTATTGGGTAGGTTACAATTATGCGGTGCAACAAATGCAAGCAATTGAGCCACACACAAGACGTGCATTATTCCCTGAAAGGTTGTTTAATTTGCGTACACCAAATCAAACAAATGAAGAATTGGAGTACATCCGTTCAACTTTTAAAAGTGTTACACTTCCAATATGGAATGATTTTATTTCAACACTTTCACGTGGTGCAAACAGAAATAATTATACTGTAAAAATTGAAGGTGATGAAGCTTTGGTAACTGATATTAATGATTACTTAAAGTATTACTTACCATATTACAATTCATATTATGACTGGTTGCAATCTTACTTGATTCCATTGAAACAAAAAGATGCTAATGGAGTAATTGCAGTAATGCCACATGACTTGTATGAGCTTTCAACTGTTGCGGATGAAGATGGTGTTGAAAGATTATCAAATGACTTAATAGATTCTTATCCTGTTTACTTTTCTTCAAAGAATATTGTTGGTCAAGATCCAGGTGAATATTATTTATTGCTTTCATCTACAGAAAAATCTGTTGTAATTGAATCCGGTAAGCAAAGAAAGATTGGAGTTGTATTGTATCTATTTGATGACACATATATATACAGAATTGAGCAGGTAGGAGAAATGAAAGATTTTAAATTCTCTGAGCCAGTAATTTACTTTGAACATTTGTGTGGTGAGGTACCGGTACAAAAATTGGGAGGAATTCCAAACTTTGTAAATGATCATGTGGTATTTGATTCTGTATTCAGTTATGTTTCCGACATATTAGATCTTGTTTTACTTGACCAAAATAATCTAAACATTTCCAAGACTAAATGCATCTATCCATACCGGATAATGCTTGGTTCTATATGTGAGTTTGAAATTGATGGTGTGAAGTGCGACAATGGATACATAATGAATGATGCAGGTAGAAAAAATGCTTGTCCATCATGTAAGGGGCGAGGTTCTGTTCCGCGTGTGAGTCCATTGGGAGAATTATTAATTAATCCAGAGGACCAATTTGGAAATGGTGACAAACTCAATGGCCTTGCTTCACCAATTCAATATGTTTCTCCTCCAATTGATACTGTTCAATTTTTGGTAACAGAGATTAATGCAAATGAAAACAGAGCGCGAAAAATATTACATCTAAATGATTCGGATGCTGCGGTTGCAGGTAATGAAGGTGCAACGGCAACAGGAAGTTTAAATAAATTACGTTCAACATACGCATTTATTAAGCCTGTATCCGACCAATTGTTTAATGTTGCGTTTAAGACATTGGACTATATTGGAATGCAAAGATATGGTGAGGCAATTACTATTACAGGAACTGCACCAAACACATTTGATATCAATACCCCAAGTGATTACTTAGCTGCTATTAGCGAGGCTAAAACAATGGGTGTTGCTCCATTTGTCATGTATCAATTGTACTGGTCTTACTTGAATTCAATCTCTCATGGTGATATGGATGTAAATAAAGCTTATGAATTAATTATTAATACTGATAGCTTATTGAACAATACACAAGATGAAATTGCATTAAGGATTGCAAGCGGAACTGCTGAAAAGTGGATGGATGTTGTACATAATTCAGGACTTGTATTAGTTTACAATTTGGTAACAAGTAATCCTAATTTCTTTGAGCAATCATTTGAGCAACAGCAATTGCAATTAATAGATGCAGCAAAGTCACAAATTAATAGTGCAAGTATTGAAATGAGAGCTGATCTTATTGTATGACAATTGATGAACTTGTAAAAAAAAAGATTGACATTCTGGAAACGGCACCAGAAGATTTGGCAAATGCTGCTAAAAAATCTGAGCTGTACATTTGGGAATCTGTATTGGAGGGAATTGATAAGTTTGAAACGCAAGATGGGAAGATACTTGTTAATCGTAAAAATGTAAGTCAACTTTACAAGATTATTGATATTTTAAAGAAGTCAATAAACAATACAGATTTCCAAGAGGCAATGAAAGCTTTCATTTCTTCATTTGATGAATCTGCCATAATATCTGATAGACTTGCAAAGGAAATTGAAAAAGGATTTAAGCCTAACCAGGTGCAGAAAGATTTGCTGCAGATTGCAAAGGATAATGCTGTTTCAACATTAATTGGTGAAGGACTTGCAGCAAGATTAACACAACCTTTTGTTGAATTACTAACGGCAAACGTAAGTTCTGGTAATTCACTTCTTGAAACGCGCAAGCAATTAAAGACATTTATTCTTGGAAGCAAGGATGCAGATGGGCGGTTAATGGCTAACATTCGCACCAATTCAGGTACTGCATTGGCTGTTGCAGATGCTTCCTATTCAAAGGCGGTTGCTGACCAGGTAGATGCACAATGGTTCCGGTATGCAGGTGGCACCATTGATACAACAAGACCATTCTGCGAAGAAAGGGCAGGTAAGTTCTTTCACAGAAAAGAAGTTGAGGCATGGGCAAAAGAATCTTGGGCAGGTGAGATTGCAGGTACAAATTCAAGTACAATATTTAACTTTCGTGGTGGTTGGAATTGCAGACATTCACTTAATATGGTAAGCATTGTAAGAGTACCGGATAGCGTAATTGAAAGAAATATTGCAAATGGAAATTATAAACCATAACTTTGTTGTCAAATAATACAAACCAATGGAAAAATTTATTAAATGTACAAATGGAGTGCGTTTCCGAAACGTGCCTGAAAGATTGTTTAATTCACCTGCATTTGCACGTACAGAATGGAGAAAGGTTGAAGAAGTAGAACTTCCTCCAGTAACTGAAGCAAAAGTGAAACAAACTAAAATAAAAAAAGTAGAAAATGCTTCAGGATTGCTTGAAGAATTTGAAAAATTACCAATTTAAAAACCATAAACCATGCCTATTAAACCAGAAGAAGCAATTGAACTTATAAAGTTCATGGGAATAGATCCCGAAACAACAGAAAGTATTGATGTGGCCAAAGATTTATTTGGCAATGATTTCATCCGCAAAAATGAGGCGATTAAGGACGAAGCAATTATTTCAAAGGTAGTTGGTTCAAGACTTGGAAGTTTGCAAACTGAAGCAATAAGAGAATTCAAAGGAATGGGAGTTGAGTTTGAGCCGGAAGAAATTAAAGGTAAGAAATTAGAAGATATTTTAAAGATTGGAAGTTCTAAAGTAAAGAATCAATTTGAAGAAATTAAGAAAACTTCTGGTGGTGGGGATGAAGCGGTAAAAGCTTGGGAGAAAAAGTACGAGCAGCAAACAAAAAAGTTAGCTGAAACAACAGGACTTGTTGGAAGCTTGCAAAAACAATTTGAGGATTTAGATTTAAGTGTAAAAACTGAAAAGAGAAATTCAAAAATTACTGATTACAAAAAAGAATCTATCAAAGAAATTAAATTGAGGGCAGATTTAGATGAACTTACTTTAATTGGTTTTAATTCTAAACTTAATTCTAAATACAAGATTGAATTGGATGAGGATGAGAACCCATTTGTTGTTGAGTTAAGCACAAATGCAAGGGTAGCATCTAAGAAAAAAGCAGGTGCATTTGCTGATTTTGGCGAAGTATTTGAGATGGAAGCTACTGCAAACAAACTTTTATCAGTTTCTCCGCATGATGGTAAACCTGCACCTGCAAAACCTGCAGCAGCAGCAGCAGAACCAAACAAAAATACACCTCCACCAATTGTATCAATGAGATCATTAATGGCAGCAGGTAAATATTAATTGTTTTTTTATTTTTAGATGCCTTGTAATTTAATTTGCAAGGCATTTTTTATTTTTACTATATTTGTAAAATTATTGGCACTTGTGCTGACATCGGCATTGTAGATGTAAACTTGTGGTGAGTTGTTCGACCATTATACAGAACATAAATCATAAATACATAAAACAATGTCTTTAAACTCCATATATAGCGTATGTCCAGCTATTCAAACGGGACTTCCTGAAGCTTTCGGCCTTGGTCAAACACCTGAAATGCTTCCATTTTTAGAGTTCGTAAACTCTCCGGTTAACACTCGAGCAATCACTCAACTTGTTTCTCCAGGTGGAGGAAAAAAGAGAACTGTAAAGCTTTCTTTCTTTCCAAGACTTCCAGAATCTCAAGTTTCTGAGCAAGGTGCTTGCGGTCCTTTTGATGCTATTGGTGACAATACAAAAGAGTACGAAATCACTAACCCTGCAATTACTTCTGGTGAAACATTATCTCCTGAAGATATTGCTGAATATTGCACAAACAACGCGGTGTTATTGAATCAAAAATTAGCTTTGCATTTAGATGTAATTGATAGAGCTGTAGCAACACAATCTGCAACAGAAGTAGCAGCATTAATTGGTAGCTTTTCAACTTCTGCAGAAGCTTATTACACGAATACAAATCCTGATGGTTACATTAACAGTAACGTGTTAGAAATGAAAACTCGTTTTACATCTGGTGAGCAAACAGGATGGTTACAAACATTAAAGCAAGCTACTGCAATGTCTAATTACTCAGGTAATGAAGTTGCTTTTGGTGGACCTGCTTTTAATTCTGCTTTCCAACGTGCAATGGCAGGTTGCTGCACAAATAGCGGTTTAAACATCCAAGAATTATTGAGAATGTTTGGAACTGCTTTTGCTTATGATAAACGTATTGCTACTGCATTAGGTTCTCCAAACAAAGCTATCGTTACTCAACCAGGTGCGGTTCAATTGTTATCTTACCAGTTAGCTGGTTGGAAAGATGGTTTCCCTCCTGCAGCAATCCAAGGTTCTAACTATGTTAGATTGGGTGCATTCACACGTGCAGGTGTTCCTGTTGACATCTTGTTTAAGGATGACTGTCCAGGTGAATTATCAATTTCAGTAACTGCTCAAACACAAATCATTACTTTACCGGACAATATGTTCTATGTAGGTGATGATTTCTACGGAGTAAATTACTTGAATGAAATTGAGGTTAAAAACGCATAATCGTTTTTTTTAAATACTTTTGGTTTGTAGCCCCGTTCTCGCGTAGTTCTGGGGCGCATTCCAAAATTTACCATTAAAAATATTAATCATGCCAAATTGTTTTAGTAATGTTATAGGAATAAAAGAAGCTTGCACAAGTGGTGATGCTTACAAGTTATTCATAAATCAATTGGGTATGAACTTGCAGTTACTGGACCAGTATGCAGGTAGCAATTATAAGAGTGGATTAGATTTATTTAATGAAAAATTAGAATTTGCAGGTGAAGCAATGGCATCTGAAATGATTGCTTTGCTTTCGAAAAGAATAAGAGGTAATTCATTACTTTCAAATGTATCGGTTGGATATTTTCCTGATCCAACACAAACTGTTGCTGCAATTGGTGCAGGTACTTGGGTGGGTGTAAGAATTAAACAAGACACACCATCTTACATTGCACTTGCATTAAAGGATATTAAATTAAACTTAATTACAACAGGGAGCATTCCCTTAAAAATATTTAACTACCAAACAAAAGCATTGATTGCAAATGTTACGGTAACTGCAAACGATTGGAGCGCATTAAATCAAGTAATAAATTCAATTGGACGTGATATAGATATAGTGGTTGGTTACGAATCAATACATGCTGCAAAAAGAACATTAGTTAACAGGTCAACATGCGGTGGTAACTGTCCACCATCATTTGTTTCATGCGGAAATTGTACGGATGTTGTTGGTGTTAAGTTTGCCTTAAATGGTGCTGCATTAGGTGCCGTTGTAAATTTGGGCCATACTTCAGGTGTTGAATTAAATTACAATGTGAGCTGCAATTACTTATCCTGGTTGTGTTCAATTAGCCAGTTGACTGCATTGCCATTACTTTATAAGTTAGGTGCTGAGATTACAGAATATGCAATTCACTTTGCACCTAATGAAAGGGTAAACAATAGTGTTGAACGTGAACAAAATTTAAAATCTCAATATGATTTCTTTACTCAAAAGTACAATGAAGCTTTAGGAAATGTTTTACAAAATATGAGATTACCAGAAGGAGATGATTGTTTTCTTTGCAAAGAAAATTTAAGATATACCATACAATTGCCATGACAATTGAAGAACTAAATAAAAGATTGTTACAACTTGCAGAAGATTCGCGGTTTAATGATGCTTTGGTAACTGCTTCATTATCTACACAAGATGCTATGAGTGCAAGAATATTTGAGGACCTGGAGAATATTGCAGGTGATAAAGCTTCTGCAAGTGATTATTCAACAAAAGAAATTTGGGTAGAGCCATTAACATTACCACGTAATGCAGGTAGTTCTGTTGGTAAACGTGGCAAACCAATCAAAACAAGATATTTCAAAGGTGGTTGGGCAGATGTTAAGTCACAAGTTGGAAGGCCAAACTATGAATTGAATGGTGTATTATTTAATGATTTTAATTCACCACTTGTAAGTTTTGGTGGTAATTTAAAGATTGCATTAACCTTAAAAAAACCTGAAAACTTTGGAAAAGTAAAGGGATTAAATAAGAAATATGGCCGTACATTCGGAGTAAATAAAGATGAACGTAAGTTATTTGCAAATGTTTTGCAATTTGAAATTACTAAATTAACACAAGAAACTGTAAATGGAACTGCTTAAATCAATTATAACTTACGGAAATAGCAAGATTGCTACAAGTGGATTATTGGAAAAAACCTTTAATTTGGCCACACTTAGCAATGGTGCTTATGTTGGTTATACATCGGATGGGCAAGCTACTTCATTAAACAACATTGATAATTACAATGGTATTTCTTATTGGATATTGCGTTCAATTGCTGCAATTGCAGAGGATGATGATTTAAGGGGTGGTGGTGAGCTTTACACAAATACTTTTAGTTTTGACCTGATTGTTTCCAAAAAGAAATCTGAATTAGCATGTGATGGGTTTGGTGCTGAGTTTGAAATTTACCAAAGAATTTTAAAAACATTAATTTTTGATGGAAGTGATTTTGAATTAAGAACAGCAACAACTTCCAGACAAGCAAAGTTAACTTTAAAAGGATATGGAGAAGCTCCAAAGGAAGTTCCAAAAAGTTTTGAGTACGCAACAATTGCAATTAAAATTGAAGTAATTTTGAAATCTAACATTACATGCATACCGGATCTATGTGCAACAATATAAATTATGGCAACACCAGAAACTTTTAGAAAATTAACAGATCCTGTAATTCCTACTCAAAACGGAACTGTTGCATTAGATGACTTATTACATACAGTAGATGTTAGTGATACAAGTAAAGGTGCAGCAGGGACATCTAAAAGAACAGCAATACAAAAAATTGTAGATGTAGTTCAATCCAGTTTAAATTTAGAAAGCGGAACGTGGACTCCGACATTGGATGGTGCAACTTCAGCTTGTAGTAATCCAACATTAATAAAAGCACAATATTCAAGGGTTGGCAATATTGTAACTTGCACAATTTATGGAACTGTTGATTTAGATTATACAACTTTTGATAGTGGCTATTTTAATTTTGATTATCCTTTTGCGCCAACTACAAATAACTCAATAGGTGCTTGTGGTGTTAGAGGTTTTACTGGTCAAATAAATACTTATATTAGAGATAATACAATTAATTTTGAATCATTATCTGGAATTTCAGGCTCGGGTGTAACTTTTACCTCAATCTTCCAGTATGAAATTGACTAACATTTTAAATAAAAATATAAACAATGGCAACACCTGCAGATTTTAAAAAACTTACCGATCCAACCATTCCCAATCAAACAGGGGCTGTTGCATTAAATGATTTACTTCATACAGTAGATGTAAGTGATACAACTTCAGGGGCTGCAGGAACATCAAAAAGAACTACTGTACAAAAGATATTTGATGTTATTGCTGCTACTTTAATTCCACCAACATTACAAGAGGTAACAGATGAAGGTAACACTACTACAAATGATATTATTCTTGATGGTAGTGCAATTGAAGTGGATAGTGGTGCAAAATTGCGTAATGGTTCACTTGATAATGGATTTGGCGGTGGTATTTCACAAGAATGTGTTGCAGGGTATGAGCAAGAATGGGAAAATGGTGTACAGTATTATTTCCCATTATTAGGAGATGTTGTTTATGCAAATTCAATTAATGGTGTTGCTCCAGGTGTTACTTTTGACAATACAAAAGGATATGTAGTTGGAAGTAGATACAGATTGTTAAGTACAGGTATTGAATATATTTGTACGGATGCCACAACAGGTGCTGCAGTTTGGAGTGCAATAGGTAATGTAGAATCAGTAAATGCAGGGACAAATATTACTATAACTGGAACTCCAGAAGAACCAATTATAAATTCATTAGCGGATAGGTACAAGACATCTTCAACTACATCAAACAGCGTAAGTAATGGTTCAAAAAGTTTTACTGTTGATTTGAATTTAGCATACATTCCACTTCAACAAATCCTTGTAGTTTATAATCCTTCAAACCACATGCATGGTGAAGTTACAAGCTATAATGCTGCAACAGGTGCGCTCGTAGTAAATATTACAAGTCATACTGGAAGTGGAACTTATACATCTTGGGTATTGAATCTTGATGGTACTCCAGTAGATGCAATAACAGGTTTAGGAACAGCAAATGAAATTACATATTTTACAGCTTCAAGTATTATTGCATCATTGCCTGTTGCTACATATCCTTCATTAAGTGAATTAGCTTATGTAAAAGGTGTAACAAGTGCAATTCAAACACAGATAAATGCCAAACAAGATACACTTGTAAGTGGTACAAATATCAAGACTATTAATTCATCTTCAATACTTGGAAGTGGAAATTTAGCCACACCATTTGAATTGGTAATAGCTGCATCTGATGAAACAACTGCATTGACTGCAGGTAATGCTAAAATAACATTTAGAATGCCACGTGCAGTTACTTTAACTGCTGTTAGGGCATCACTTACAACAGCGCAAGCAAGTGGAAGTATTTTTACAGTAGATATTAATGAGAATGGTACAACAATATTAAGCACAAAGCTAACGATTGATAATACTGAAAAGACAAGTACAACTGCAGCAACACCTCCAGTAATAAGTGATACTGCATTAGCAGATGATGCAGAAATTACAATTGATATTGACCAAATCGGAAATGGTTCTGCAAAAGGTTTGAAAGTAATGTTAATAGGAACTTACGCATGAGTTTTTTAGTAAATCCATATTGGTTTGGTACGGGAGGATGTACAGATGCAGATGCACTTGCTTTCTTAACCGCAACTGGCATCACCGACCCAACAATTACCTCAGCCATTTGCACATTGGTTACAAGTATGAAAGCGAATGGTACTTGGGCGAAGTGTAACGCGATTTATCCTTTCGTTGGAGGTACAAGTACCACTCATATGTATAATTTGAAGTCACCTTTAAATGTTAATAGTTCATTCCGTTTGTTTTTTAGTGGTGGATGGACTCACTCAGCAAATGGTGCGCAAGCTAATGGCACTAATTCTTTTGCAGATACATATTTAATTCCATCATCAGAATTAACTTTATTAAATACTCATCTTTCTTTTTATTCAAGAACTTACACTATTGGAAATGGGCAAAGAGATATTGCTGCTTATACTCTTGGTGCTACTCCTTCATTTTCATTAGGTACTAATACTGGAGTCTTAATTTCCGACCATTATTGGTATACAACTAATAGAATGAGTAGGAGTATTCCAAATGCGCAAGGAATGATGCTTACCAGTAGAACAAGTGATACAGTTCATAAAGCATATAGAAATGGCACTCAATTAGGTGCTACTGATAATGTTTCTAATGCTGGAAATGTAATGCCTTCTATTTCTTTATATTTAGGAGTAGCAAATGTAACTCCTTTAGCACCAACATCATATTCAACTAAAGAATATGCATTTGCATCCATTGGAGCAGGACTTTCAGATGCAGAAGCAGCAACACTATATACAGATGTACAAGCTTTTCAAACTACTTTATCTCGCAACGTATGATAGTTTATTTACTCACTCCAGAACAAGCAGAATCTTTAATAAATGTTGAAGTAGTTCAAGATAACTTTTTCAATCCAATTCAAGATGCGGATGGTAATTGGATAATTTCACAAGAAGAAGTTGACCAATGTAATATTAGATGGGTAAAAAGTTTACCTCAAATTGAATATAATCCTGTTATACCTAAAGACCCTTATTAAATAGCTATGGAACTAATAAAAATGTTTTGGTGCCAAGTTTCAAAATTGGTAAATGATTATCCTGAAGTTGACATAACTGTTGGCACATCTATTGGGACTGCATCCATTATTAGTTTGTCAAAGGATGAAATTACTTTTGCAACACAAATGTTAATTGCAATAGTTACAATTGGATTCTTTTTTTTAAGGGCAATTTTCGCTTACAAAAAAAACAAGCGCGAAGAAATTGAATTGAAGCTTAAAGAAATGGAACGTGAGCAAGAAGAATGGGAATTTAAAAAAAGGAATGGAATAGATTAGCGTACCAAGGTAACACGTCCTAAATCCCTTAATTTTTGCCCTAAAATTGTTGTGTAATCACAAGTGTAAACATATACACCACCCATACATTTATTTCCTTTATAAGTACCATCCCATTCATTAACACCTTTAAATATTACTTGTCCTTCCCTGGTATAAATTGTGATTAAATCTATTGTAACATTGTCACCAACAGGAATCCATGTTTTATTATCTCCATCCGGTACAAAGGCATTTGGAGCGTAGTAAGTCCATTCTTTACATTCTTCCACGTTTACGAGAACTTTATCAATAAATGAACAGCCAAATTCATTGGTAACTTCAAGCTCCACAAAAAATGCACCTATCCGATTAATTACAAGTGTAGCATCTTGTTCTGTACTTATATAACCATCAATGGTCCATTGGTAAGCATAATTATTTTGAGTGGTAAGATTTATAATTGTGTCTTTGCAATACGCGATTTGCGAAAATGTACCAAATGGTATAATACTAAATAGTAAAACAAATCTCATCTAACAAAATTACACAAATTGTATTATTCAAAATGTTTATTTTATTCCAAAGATTCCTCTTAAAAAATCTACACTTGGATCTTCAGGTTTTGATTCTTCTACCTTGTAAAATATAATTTGCTTTCTGATAATTTCTTTTGCTTCAATTTCATGTTTAGCCAGTACAGTAGTTTTCATTTTCTTTCCGTACACTTCAAACCAAACTTCATATTGCTTTTTCATCTGCAGTAAATTGACATTGAACTTATCATTCCGTATTTTTTATTCAAGATATTTAAACCTTGTTGCGGTTCTTCAGGAGATGCACCAATTGATTGCGCATAGGCATTGTAACCAATTAAGCTTCCATTTACAAAACAATCCTTGGTAGCTTGCCACCTTTGGTGATAATGGCCCATAAAATTATAATTTGCAACTTGCTGTTGGTTCATTCGCTGAATAGACTTGATTAAAGGTACTGTAAGCCCTCCAATTCCTCCTTGGTATTTTATGTAGTCACCATGGAAGAAACGATTCATGTAGCCCATAATATCCAAGTAAACATAAATTCCATTTGCAATTATAAACTCAACCTTTTTATTATTGCTAAAATAATCTGCAATATCATTATACATCATCCATTCGTAAGAGTTCCGGTATCCAGTAGAAACAAACTTTTCTTTTTCTGTCCTTCCATGATTTCCGTAATTACAAGGAATAATTATCTTATCAAAATTGCCATACTTTAAATAAAAATTAATTGCAGTAATAATTTTTTCCTTTGCAAACCTGGTTGCTTGTGTTGGTGAAAGTAAATTACTTTCTCTTAATTCTGTATGAATGTTACCTGTTATAAAATCACCTCCAAGCCACAAAACCATTTGGCTAATATCAGAATTGTTTCTTTCATGGTGAATCATTTTAAGAGAATTCTGTATAATCTTATTCCAACGAATTGTTGCAATATCTAAATTATATTCATTCAAACCATTGATTGTTCTACCATCCACAGATTCTTCAAAGTGGCAATCTGAAAGCTGAACAATTGGTATTGCTTCATTTTTACTCTCAGATAAATATGGTTCAATTCTGGTAATCTCAACAGGTTGTTTAATATTTATCAGGGCATCAAATCTCTTTTCAGAATTTTCATACTCAGCTAATAAATGATTGTATTTTGCATTTAACTCTTTGACTTTTGCAGATTCTGCACGTTTATTAAAATCAATTGCAATAAGTTCAGATGTAGTTTTTGGAACTTCTACTTCTTTTTCTTTTAATGTTTCCCCATTTTTAAACCTTCCAAATGCTGATTTTAATGCCGGATAACTTTTATGATTGTATTTTATTCCTATTGATTCACCAATATCTTTACATGTTGTAAAGCCTTCACTTAATTTTTGTCTTACGATTTCTGCATAATTCATAATCAATAGTTTAGGTTTTTACAAATGTATGTAAAAATATGATTACTCGATACTTATAGAATAATCATTTAATTCTTCTCTAATTTTATCTCTTACCAATTCAAAAGCTTTACAAGTGTCATTTGACAATTTATCATTGTACTTAATTTCACTTCTTAAATACTGGTCAAGCTCCCAAATAACAGATTTATACTTATCTGCATTAATTGCCGTTTCAAATTCCTTTTGATCATCTCTTAAATCAAATTCTAATATTCCTTTCATTTTATGTATGATTTATCATTTATTGGTTGGAAAAAGTGTAGTTAATGAGTGATAAGTAATGCATTAATCTTATCTTTTAATTCTTGGTCAATGTCATTTAGCAATATACCTTTTAGCGCACCAATGCATTCGCCAAGCTTTGCAGAATTTTCAATGTTGCGCTTTTCTAATTCTTTAATACGAGCTTCAAGTTCTTCAATATAGTTCATAGTCCATGTATTTATTAAAATCCAATTACACTTGCTAAAATATTACCTGTTACATTTATATTTTGTATAATGGATGTTGTTTCGCAATCACAAATTCTTTCTAATGTAATTGAATGCACACCATTTGGTAAATTTACAGTTACGTTAAGCCCCATTACACTTCCAAACAAACCACTCCATCTATATGTACAAGGTTCAAAGCATGTGCGAGGAATTGTAATTAAATTAGCTTGAGCGCAAGTAGATGTATAAGTAAATGGTTGCATTACAGGTCTTGTGTAAGGCAT